GAGGCTTAAGGAGGCTCGTCCCGCCTTTAAAAGGAGAGCTCCCCACCACCACCATATCAAACTTATTCTTTCCTACATAGACAGGGCTATTCATTCTAGCAATAGAATTACCACCTGCATACAACTCACTCACCTCATCAGTTGACAATAGCTTAGTGGTGTTTGTGTTAGCATCATACACAGGGACAGAGCTCTTGCCTTGAACGGCTGAGCTTTCATCTATCTTCTTAGCAAATATCTTAGCTTCTTTCCCACCTACATAAAGAGACTCATAACCACCCCTCTGTAGGCTCTGATATACCTCTCTATTGTGGAGAGCGTGTTCAAGGTCTTGTCCTTTACGGTAGTCGAAGTATGCTACAGCTTCCTTAGCGTCCATGTTGAAGCCTGTTACCAGCTCCTCATAGCCCCAATTCCTTTCTTCCTTATAGCCTTGTTCAATAGCCTCAAGAACCTTGTGCTTACTCTTGTCTCCTAATTTAAGGAGTCTTTTAGAGGACAGGTCAAGGAGCCTCTTCTCTAGGCCAGAGGCTTGATCTGTATAGACGAGAGCACCATTCTTAATTACATCATCGAACCTGTTAACAGCATCTTGAAGATATTTGCCTACATAAGGCACTGAGCCTATACGTGACACAATGTTCTCACCAAAGACAGCCACCACTGAAGGATCGTATGTGTGTGTATAATCAAACTGTACAAAGAACTCTCCGTCCTCAACAGCCTGCCCTGCCTCTGAGTTTACATCATAGTGCTTCGTAGGATTGGCAGGGTCTCTCACCCTAATAGATATGGGTTGTCCTTTGCCAAACACTTTAGTGCCAGCGTTCTTTGCCCCCTGTAATGTAGCCCACCCTGAGTCCTCACTAGAGCCATAGATAGCTCTGATATTAAAGCCTCTATCCCCTTTACCTATCTCTGTAGATACCTCAGCATATTGAGACATACCTACGTGCAGTTTAGCCCCTGTAATAGACTCTAAATACTCGAAGGCTTTCTCTTGTGTCTGAGCTAGTTCTTCTGTCTCATAGAGGAGACGTTGTCCACCAGAGGTGGCAAAGATGTCAGCTGCTTCCACATCAGACTTCCCCAACGTCTCAACAACAGAAGCGGGAGCCCCTGAGAGGTCAGAGCCCCAAGGCTTAGGCATAGAAGCGCCTACAGCATCCTCTGGAGAGAGGCCTACATCCTCACCTATCTTCCCTGACTTATCCTTAAGAACATCTGCATGAATGTCAGAGGCAGCAGCAGGGTTGGCACTATCCACAGCACCAGCAGGAGAACCACCATGACTGTTGCTTGTAATCTTAGCAACCTTCTTAGCAATTCCAATAGGAGCGAGGAGAAGACCTAGTGCGTCTACAACACCAAAGATGTTATCAGCCCACACCGTACCTGTACCCATGTTACCATCAATTACATCATGTTCATATATCTTAGATATTGTACTAGAGCCTAGCCACGTATCAGCCTTGCCCTCAATAACCTCCTTAAGGAGCTCTACAACTTGTCTCTGTTTCTCAGGCTGAGCTGAGAGGGCAAGGAGAGCCTCTTGTGCATCTTGTTTAGTACGCCCTATAAAGATGTAATCTAATGGAGAGATGTCTCCACCTAGAGCTTCTTTAGCAGCTACAGCTGTTGGCCCTTCTGCTAGAGGGAAGAGGAGCATAGCAAAACTAGCAACCGTACTTAATGTGTCCTCGTCTTCTTCAATAGAATAACGATTCCCTTCTTTACTCCTCTCTTCATACCCTAGTATAATTCTATCAGATTGAGAAACTCTCTTATCCTGCACCCTAGCATCTTCTTCTATACGAGCGTTATCTAGGACAGTGAGCCCTACTAACATCTCTGTAACTAGGTCTGCATCTGTACCACGTAGTGCAGCATAGTTTGTTATAATCTCTTGAACATCTTCTACAGAGTTACGAGGGTCAGACACCACAGCAATAACAGCATCTCTTCGACGTGCATCTAAATCATTATATATGTAGTCTGTAATCTTACTGAGGGTGGGAGAGTTTCCTATTGTATCAAATTCTGTTTTAATCCGCTCAGAGTTATTATGTGTTTTATCAGAAGAAAGAGAAGCGCCAGCGAAGGCCTCCATCTTCTTCTGGCTCTCTGGCATACCTGAGTCTTGTAGGAGAGGCCCGCCTAGGTCAAAGTCTTCAGACTGAGGGTCTAGATATATCTCTCTTTGACTGGCCTCATCAGCAGACCTATTGAGGAAGTCTGTCATCTCAGGATCATCAGGGACAAAGCCTTGTAGAGGAACATCTCTACTTGCCAGCACTTGATTACCAAACTCTGTATTAGCCATTATGAATTAAATATCGAAGGTTCAGAGGTCACAGACCCGGAGGAATAATTTTGTGTTGATACTTCTGTCGTAGTTTCGTCACCAGAGAAAGCCCCACCGAAGGTGCTATAAGCTTGCAAAGCTGTCTGTGTCCATGCCTGAATCTCAGCCTTCTCCTCTTGTAGCCTGTTAAACTTATCTTCAGCTTCTTTAGCTCTAGTTGCAAACGTACCTGCACGTTTACTTAGCTCTTGAACTATGCTTTCGTATTGAAGCTCTCCCTGTAGCTGAGCTGTAATATTACCTGTAGCCCCTGCTTGGCCACTACCCCTAACACCAGAAGCGGTGGTTTGAGAAACAACTGAGGCTCTCTCTGTAATGGCTCTGTTGATTACAGACATTCTAGCACGTCTAGCTTGTAGACCTGAGATGGCGTTCTTGGCTGTTATAGACTTTCTAGCGTTAGCTCTAGCTGCTTCATCTAATGGGCCTTGCTCAGCCTCAGCATCTTCTCTAGCCTTCTGTTCCGCTAGGCCACCAAATGTACCGACAAGCCCTCCTACAACAGCACCTACCCAGCCAAACTTAGAGCCTGAGGCAGCTCCCGCTGCTGTACTCTTCCAAACATCTGGATCCCATTCATTAAAGTCTGTCTCATACCCCGTACCAGCAACAGCCTCTACATTCTGAGCAGTTTCTATTGTATTCTGTATTGGGTTCATAGAGAATGTAGGGCCACCCTCAGTCTTACTCCCCCCAACCCCAGCCGGGTCTACGAAATTGATTGGTTCAAATGGACTTGGTAATTTAAATCCCATAATCTATACCTTCTCCTTCCCTTTATATTCAATCTGCCAACCAAGGAGGTGCATATCCTTGCCTGTCTCGGAGGTGAACTTCAAGTGGCTTGATCGACCTACGCCTCTAAGCTTATTCTTTGTAGAGGTGATAGGGAAGCCGTTGTCAAATGATTCTGGAAGAGTTCCTGTAGGTGTATAAAGCCTCTTCAGCCTATAAATCTGCTGTTCGCTCCCCCACTTCCCTGAGTTGGAATGGTCTGCCCAATCCCATCTAGCCTGTAGTGTACAACCTGATTGGTTGTCTAGGATGGCTCCACCAGCTCCATCAGAAATGAAGTTGTCTTCTGTTCTATCAAAGTGAGCTGTCATATATACAGCTTGTCTACGTCGAGCTATATCATCTAGGGCTTCATACCCCGTAATCAAATAACTTACAAAGTCTATCCCTGTGCTATCCTCAGAATACCAATCGAGGTAAGAAGTGTTGAGGTAGTCTCCGAAGGTGTAGCCTGTGGGAGAGTAGCATATGTAAATAGGCCTTGGACCTTGAGCTGAGAAAGCAGGGACATTTACCTGCACCTGTACACCGTCAGCCTCCACTAACACACCATTAGCTACTACATCCGTAAGCTGGTTGTAGGAGTTTACAATAGGGACGTTGAGAGCTCCAATGATGTAAGGGGTGTTGCTTGCTAAAGGAGAGATAGTGTTTACAGACCAAGCTTTTAACACTAGGTCGTAAGACAGCTCCTTGGTCTTTCTCCACTTATAAGCTATACCATCAAAAGAAGGATCGTTATTATACAACCAACTCACCTGCCTCTCTGATGTATCTAGGAAGCCTGTAGCAGTTTTCTTTGCTACGTCAGGAATGTCTTGATAAAGGGTTTGTATTGAACTCTCTGTTATGTTCTGTGTTCTAATATCCTGAGATTCTGCATCAACAGCTAAAGCATAGATACCAGAAAGGCTCCAGTAGACAAGTGAGCCTTCCACCTCAACAACACTCTTAGATGAAATACAACCAACATTACTCACCTTTCTTACAGTGTAGTCTGATGCAGTGAAGCCACCTCTACCACCTGTAACCGTCCATATACCATTATCTGCTAGAACAACTAAGAAGTTGTGGAGAGAAACCAATCTCTGTATCTTACCAGCACCAGCCAGTTCTATTGTACCTCCATCTGTATCTAAAATGGTAGAGAAGTCTTTAGAGGTGGGGTCGTTCTGCTGGTAGCAGTTAGACGCATGTTCATATGTTTCTAATATCTGACTAAAGAATAAGGTGGAGTTATACCTCACCTTATCATCAAAGGTAGAGGTATCTACCAGAGCAGACTCTACTCCTGCATACCACACTCTTCCTGCAAATGTCTCTATGAGGGTGGGGGAACCTTTATCTTGAGACTCAGTGCCAGAGTATACAACACTCGTCTTACTGCTTCTATCCTTAATAAAGGCCTTAATGATAAACTTGCCCTTAGGCATCTGAAGGTGTAGGAGAGGGTTTGTAGTAAGCTTATCAGGACGATACATCTCCACATTAGTTGGAGCTACACCTGCGGTCAGGAGGCCATATGAGAGGTAGTAGCTATCAGCAAGAGAAGGGGCATACCCGAAGTCAGCGAGAGTTTGATCAATCGGATTGGCTGTAATTACACCGCCTCCAGAGAGAGGAGGGGTTCCTGTGGAGGTGGACATAAGGACAGCTTCATCAGGCCACCCTTGGTTAGCAAGGTTATATCTGTGTTGCCATCCATCGTTTCCTGTAAGAGTTGCAGGGTGGTTTGTGATATCTGTAGCAATACCTAGAGGAACACCCCAGATATCCCTAACACTAATCTCATAATTAACTAGAGAGAAAAGGTCTGTATCTGCATCGTATGTGATATAGAAAGGGGTGGATGTCTTCTGTACACAATAGAGAGCTCCGTTAGCTGAAGTGAAGCCAACAGCGTATTTAGGACGAAGGTCAGACGTGCCTCCATAAGGGATGGCAGTTGTGTCTACACCAATTGTATACCTCTTCTTTGAGACCCCATATATACCTAAGGTAGACTCAAAGATGTCTATATAACGACCAGCTTGAACAACAATAAAGCTTTTATCAGAGGAGTTACCTGCATTGTTCCATGCAAAGTAAGAAACCTCTGACTCAACTTCAGTGGCAAAGTCAACAGAAGTTTTAGAGAAGCCACTCTCGTAGTTAATACCTAGCCGCCTCTCCCTTGAACCATCTCTATGTAGATGAAAGTTCTCTTCATCCACTGAGGCATTCTCAGGAAAGCTGATGGCATTAGCTTCAGTAATAAGCCCCCTTACAAAGGTGCTATATTTCTTGGTGACTTGTTTCTCGCCCACTGCTTATTTTCTTTTCTTTTCTTTTGACTTCACATATGTATCAATAGCGGATTGAGCTGAACTCATATTCGTCCAATGCCCTGTAAGGGCGTAAGGCACTTCTCCGCCACCTTCCCAACCAATAACATAATGGGGGCCACTTTTGTTGGGCATTACTTTTAAAGCTTTTGTATTCATTGTATCTCCTATTTAACGTCCGTATCCGGGGTATGTACTTTGGTCGTGTGCTCTCCACTTCTTACGCTTCTGCCACGTCCTTTGCCGCTTGTTTCGTATAACCTCTTCCCTATAAGAAGTGTCGTTTAAATCTACTTGCTTCAGCTTTGCTAGACAGTGTCTCTTAGCTTCTGAGACAAGGTAGGGGAAGGACTCAGAAGGGAGGTCAGGAATAGAAGCATCTGCTAATACAAGAGATGGTTCTAAATAACCTAGCACTTGTGTCTTACTATTCTGTAGATTAGTCTCTATTGAGCTGTCATAGCTGTCAAAGACAATGTATTCATCATCAAAAGATGTCCAGTATTGGGGGGCTGTATCATTGACGATCTTTAGGTTGGCCCCACCAAAGTCTGCAATCAGGTCTGTATCTGAGTGGTCTGTGTTCCTGTTGTTTGTTAACGCAAGGAAGTCTAAATTCTCCAGATAGGTTATTTCTTGAAAGTATTGATTCGTCTGAGTGGAGGTACGTATATCATACCCTACAGAAATAAGCTCCATCACCTCTACAGGCATCTTCATGTGTGAGGGGGTGGCAGAGGTTGTTGAATCAAGTTTGAATAAACTCTTTAAATGAGGCTGATGTTCCCTTACCATCAAGTCCACATAAGTTGTCTTAACAATCTGAGCTACTTGTAAGGACTCCGTAGTATCAGATATTGAATTCACTTCATCACTATCTAGGTCGGAAAGCACATCTTGTACTATATCTAAGAGCGTCTGTTTTGCCATTATCCCGGCATTCCCATCATAAACATATACATCTTATGTATAATTATATTGCCTGAAGCAGTCTTAGCAAAGATTTCAAAGTAGTCATTGGTGACAAGTTCTTCATCCCAGTGCATAGAAATCTTTTGGTAGTTTGCGCTATCAGCGGTTTGAACCATATCGGCCCCTGCCTCTTCAACCCCATTATGGAAAACAGTAAAGAATACATCTTGACCACTCCCTGTGGAGTGTTTAAAAACTATATCCGCAACCATATGTACGTGCCTATTAGCTGCACCTGTGTAGGTTAGCCTCCCTGCACCATCACTAGTGAAGTCACGTAGATGAGTAGAAGTTGTAGATACCGCAACCTTTGTGTATGCTGTAGGAGCAGTTAAGGTTGTACCTGTACCTATATCTGAATAGTATATACCCCCATGAGGGTTGGCGAACTCCCATCCTCCACTCCCTACGCCATCTGCGACATATACTTCAGATGAAGTAGCAGCAGCAATACCCTTAGGTTCAGGGAGTTCAGGATCAGTGACAGTGTTTAGTTCTATAGCCAAAATAGTCTCCTATTAAGCGTCAGCCATTAAGCCATGAGCTTCTAAAATATCTAAGATAGCGTTAATCTTACCACCAAGAACACCATCGTTTGCTTCTAATTCATCTACAGTAGGAGTGGCACTAGTTGTCAGTGTATCTCCTGTGAGGGTTGCTCCATCTAATGCGTCTACACAATCAGCTACAAGTGTCTGTTGGTCAGCAATCAATGGATTACCACTACCGTCCGCTGTAAAACCTTTTTCTGCAATTGGATTTGCCATTTTAATTTCCTTTAATTAGTAAGAAAGCCCTCACATGCAAGCAGAGGTGAGGGACGTATCTATTTACAGTTTAAACGATGTATTCTACAACAACACGAGCCTTGCCTGTCAACAGATCGTCAGCAGAAGGGGCTACATATAGTTCACCAGCGGCAGTACCAACGGTAAGGCCAACCAAAGCACCAGAACCAACGGTACGACTACCTACAACAGCAATAACTGTCTGTGTAAGATTAGCCGCTGTTAACAGACCATCAAGATCAATGTCTGTACCGTCAGCTTGCTCCAAGCCAATCAGAAGATCGGACGTGGTGGAAGTAGAAGTGAACGCAGTGAGAACCTCGAAGTGAGCCGAGACAATCGTTGCATTAGCTGGAATAGAGACTTCCTGATTAGTGGAGCCTCCCGTGGGAAGATCATCATAGTCGAAAATCCATGTAGCAATCTTCTTCTGATCTTTACTTGTGTATGTGCCACCATACTTTTCATCTACAGAACGAGGGCCGTAATGGCTATTCACTCCGCGAACGGCATCTGCTTCTAAACCCATAATAGTTCTCCTTAGTATGTTGAAGCTGAGGTGATGATGCAAGCCAAAGTGTCAACACGTTGAGCGCCGAAGCCAAAACGAGCAGAAGTCTGGAACTTATCTTCACGGTTTTCAGAATCTCTCCAACCTTCTACGGATGGTTGAGTGCGGGTGGCCTTCATCATTGGCTTGGTATTGTCATCAAGTACAGACATGAAGATGTTAAATACATCCCCAACAACACTTGAATCATTAGCCAAGCTGTAGGAAGAAGCATCAATAGCTTCTACAGCGGCAGCTACAGGTAGCTTGTTAGAGGTGTAGAAGTCAAAACCAAAGATATTACGGATGAATTTATGATCACGCGCAAAACCTTCGGTGACAATACCCTCGAACATTGGGTTGTTGCTTACATTGACAATATTGGTGAGGCTATTAAGTGTAGCTTCAACAACAGAATCAACAATAGCAATACGACCAGCCTGAGGTACGTTAGCTTTATCGAAAGCAAGCTTCATGGCTACGATGTCAGCCATAGTCATATTACGACTAGTACCACCATCACCACCAGCAATCCAACGATGTGGACGACCGTTGACTAAGTTTACACTAGCAGCGGTCTGAGCATCATTACAAGCCTGAAGATATTTAGTCTCCGTGCTCTCAGCAATACCGCGAGTGGCTTCCATTGCTTGCATAGCCATCAGGCTTTCAATCTGACTACCATCTTGACGCAGTTCATCACTTACTAACCAAGCATCACCAATGTAATCTGTGATGGTGAGGGTAAGAGTGTTTGTATCAATTGGAGTGAAGTTCATTGGTGTACCTTCAGCTACATCCTGAACTGTACGTGAACCTACCGTTTTGATATTAAGGGTTGTACCAGAGGCGAAGTCGCTAACATCACGAGCGAATCCTTCTGGTAAGGCCATATCGGGCAAATTCTCAACGATAAACGCGCTGTATTGCTGTGCCTCGATAAAAGCAGTTGTGTTATTACGATCTGACATTTATATGTCTCCTGAGATAATTATGGATTCTCAGCTAGTACCTTTTGGCCTGCGGCTCTCCACCCTGAAATGAGGTCTTTAGTGTTCCCACTCATACCTACATTAATCGAAGGTGCTTCTGCTTGCTTACCTAAGTTAATAGCATCTGAATTGATAGTGGAAGTCTCAACATGAGGCATACCACTATTTGATCTCGAACTATCTGATACCAACTTCAGGAAGGCTTTAGGTGATCTAGCAGCGGCTTCTGCGAGGAAGCTCACTGACACTCCTAATTCCTTTGCTACAGCAGTGGTCACTGCCTCGCGCTTATCTCCATATAACTCCAGCATAGCGTCATCGGCGGCTTTAAGATTTGCTGCCTGACTCTCCTCTGCTGTAATCTGTTGGTATACACTTCGAGCTTCTTCTCTCATTGTTTTCTGATCTGGGGCAGGAGCCGCTGGTATGGCGGTCTGATCGTTGTCAGCTTCTAATCGAGATACTACATCGTCTAGTTTGGTAGCGTTGGCCTCGGCCTCTCTTAATCGAGCGTTCTCGGCTTCTAGGTTCTCAATATGCTGTTGAGCATGTGGAATAGCCCCTAGAGCTACTTCAACTGAACTATACTTCTTTCCTTCTCCTACAAACTCTGAGGCTATGGTCGGCACTACAGGGGCAGCTGGAGCTGGTGCAGGGGGTGTAACCGTGGTTACAACTTCTGCGGGCACATCGGTCGATGCTTCAAACGAACTGGATGGTTGGTCACTCATCTTTTATTTATCCTTTGGTAATAGGTCAATTACTTTTCTATATGTACGTTGTTCACCAAGCTTATCTGCCTGAAATTCAGGCCAAGCAGATAGGGAATAGTGATCCTTTTTTGCAGCATCCTTGAGAGAAGCTGCTAAATCTTCCTCTAAGATTTCTCTTAGTGTTTGAAAGAGCTCTAACTGAGAAAGAGCTAATCTCTTAAACTTTTCTTTCTCTTCTTTATTCTTATTCTTAAACCATTTTATATTCATATATAAGTATATACTGTCTGTATATATTTCCTATTTCGTTACACTCTTCCTCAATCTTTTCTCAATTGAGCTACTCATCCGTTTGAGTTCAGCTGTATCTTTGTCAGCTTGCTTGGTTAGCTTTTCGGCATGTTTCTTGCCTCTTGCTTGCTGGAAAGGTATCTTCTTAGGGGCAGCTTTCTTCTTCTTCGCTTTCTTCTTGAGAGGCTTCTTTGCCTTGCTCTTTCTTACAGCCACTTTACCAGCCGCTATGAGAGCCGTAGCTGCACTCTTCAATAGTCTACTAGCCATTATTTAGTCTTCCTTTTTGCTGATTTAGTTCGCTTAAAGCTCCTATTCTTACTAGGACTCTGTAGCTTAGTGGAGCCTTTGGCCTTAGGTTTTGAATGAGCTACGTCCTTTCCATCACCGTTACCATATGTCCCAGCATTACGGTTCGCTTTGTTGTTCTCAGCCCGCCTCTTCTTTACCGCTTTCTTCTTATGGTAGTTCTTATACTCAGACTTGTAGTCCCTGCCAGTGGCTTTTGTAGTACCTTTCTTTTTCTTCTTCTTGATTGGCATTACAAACCTCCTCCTTGAACAACCTCTTCATCAGCCCCCGGTTCTAGGGAGGTCATATTCTCTGCCTGTAGCTCCTGTACAGCTGAGTTAACAATCTGCTGTGTCTCTGCTTGCTCTAGTACAGCTATATTATCCTGTACTAAATCATGCTTAGCTAGGCCCGGAAGGTCTTCAAACAACAGACGAGCAAGCTTCTTATCAGATACATGGTTAAGGATTCCCGGCTTTATAGCAGCCATTTGCATAGCCCCAGAGAGGTTCTGAATGAGCTGGGCTGTAGCAGCGAAGTGTCGAGCCCCTACAGGACGTAGCTTACCTGAGGCTGTAATATCCTCTTTAGTAATATTAATAAACTCAGCTACGCCTACATCATCGTCCATCACTCGAATGAGGTCTGAGCTGTCTAAATTACGTCTAGCCACCTCTAAGAACTGATTCAATACCTTCTCAATGATATTAATTTCAAAGTTGGTGGTCTTCTCTTGGAAGATACGTCCAGCTGCATTATCTAAGCTCTGCACTTCAAAGGCTGTCTTCTCACCGGGGGTACGAATCCCCATAGCTTGTTTAGGAGCACCAGCCATCTCTTCCATCTTAGCTTCTAATATTTCAATCTTATTCTCAGCTGAGATTACACCACTGAGGTTCTTCCCTAGCTCAATAATCTCTGCATCTTCACCACCAATAATCTCAGCCCCCGGCTCCCAGACATACTGCTCTACATCGCCCTTGATTAATACAGGGGGGAGAACAGAGAGGTCTTGTGCATCAGCGCCTAGATTCTCTAAGTGGTTGATACGGTATTGTAAGCCTACGAGGTTGTCTAGTGGCCCCATTGCATATAGGTTATCTGGACGAAGTCTCCAACCACAATGTGTTTTAGTAGAAGCACCGAGCCAAGAAGGGTTGGGTTCACTACGAGCAATGTAAGACCTGTCATACACCGTAATACGATAGTCTTTTAGCATTGTATGTGTATAGCGGTCGTAGATAGTTCCTTCAAACTCTAGGATTTCTACATAGTTTGATTGGTAGTAATCCAATAGAGAACTGAAGCCATCAACTGAATAGCCTGTAGCCTTCGCTACATCGTTAGCATCATATGTCCCGATGTTATTACGGACAGCCTTCATATTATCAAGGATAGTCTGATAATGTGCATTCTCTGGATGAGACTCTAGTTCTAGCTGTATCTCACCAAACGTCTTTAAATGACGTGTGATCTTAGGTGTGTCTTCAAAGGAGGCAGCTGTAGGGTTGAATACAATATCTAGAGGGCTCCTACGCAATAACTTAGGGCCGATATACCCCGGAATCTCTTCGCCTGTATGGGGGTCAATCTTCAGCTCTTTTACATATGTCACTTCACCAATACAATTACCATAATCAATATAGTCATACAAGAGTTGGCTAATCGTCTGTCTGAAATCTGACAGCTTTATCTTATTCTCCATATAAGCAAGGATGGCTTCTCGTTTCTGCTTAGTATCTCCTTCTTTGTCTGCTCCTTCCCATTTCATCCAATCATCGTTGGGGAAGATAGCTGAGATGTAGTTAGCGTGGAGGTTATCTCTTATCTGACATATCTTGGGAAGATGTGTACTATTCTTCCAAGGGAGTTTATTATTCGTAGTGCTCTTTGTATCTGTAGCAAAGATGTAGTTGCGTAGTTCGGTTTTCTCCTCAACCCAGCCCCCACGCTTATCTTTAAACTGAACGTAGGTGTCTACAATGTCAGCTGCTAAGTCTTCCTGACTTAGTATGTTTTCAAGTTCGAGTACCTTACCTGACAAGATTTTATCCCCTTATGACACGCCGCCGAAGCGAGTGTTGTATATGACTTTTCTTTCTCTGTTCACACCTTGATTCATACGCCTAGGTGGAACAGCTACATCAATAGCTGATGCTACGCTATCCTTAACATCATCATGTGGTGGATGGGCTAAGATGAGCTCCTCTTCCAACGTCTGACAATGACCACCTCGATAATGCCACATAGCCATGTTATCATACCTTGGCTCTAAGATAGCTGACATTCTTTCTTCTTTGTTCCCTTCATTCCTACTTGGGCGAAACTCATCTATCTTTAAGTTAAGACCGTGAGACTTTACATATTCATCTTTCAGCTCTCTGACAATAGCTGCCTGAGCTACCGTTACCTCAGCCCTTAGTTTCTTAAACTGCCAAGTGGTGTGGAGCCTGAGAATGTGTTCAAAGTATACAGAAATCTTATCTGTTTTAAACCTGTCAATATCCAGGATGTATATGTTCCTGTCACAGTCTATTCCTATTACAGCTATGGAGGTGTAATCGGCTCTTTTACTTAAGCTGAATGCAAAATCAATAGCTGAGAAGAGGTTAAGCTTGTTCTCTTTATAATACCAAGAACCTCCTCGATACTCCAGAAACTTCTTATCGTAATATTGAAACCTATCTGTACCTATTAAGGCATTATCTGGGTCGTTTGGGTTATTATAATACTGAGCCCGGAATTGAGATTTATCAAGGTACTTTGCCCTCTTACGAGCCAACACCTTTAGGTCAAAACCAAACCACTTCCCTGTAGAAGACTGTTGACGAGGCCAGAGGAATTCTCCTGTACCATCCCCAATATCCTCCACCTCCTTCTGCCACACTTCATAGACAGAGTTGGTGGAGACCTTCTCCCCTTCTTCACTAAAGATGTCTTCTTCCATCTGAATCAAGTCAGAGTAGAGATCGCGAGGGTCATACCTTGTTCCTACAATCCATTCCTCAGCACTTACAGAATCTTTATCTGTCCCTGTGGATTCAATAGAGGACAGGAGGGAGTATTGACTCCTCACCTTTCTTCGTCCTTCTTCTGTGTAGGCATTTTCCCTCACCACCACATCGTCCATAACTGCGTGTGTGAAGTGGAACCCTGTTAAGCTTGTTGTAAGTCCAGCTGTCTTGATTGTAGAATCACGTATCCCTTCTTTCTTACGGAGGGGGTGGTCAATCATAATCTCACTGGTAGTCCATCTCTCTCTCTTACCTTCTTCGCTATTGACCATATCAGGCCAATAGCGATTGTATGTCTTAGATGTTAAGATGTTCTTAATAAAATATAGCTGTGCCTCTGCTAGGCCTGACGTAGAGGAGATGTACAGGAATGTGCTTGTAGGGTCTCTTGTTATCTGCCAAGCCACCCTGTAGGCGATCATTGCACTCTTCTGATGATCACGAGGCATTAATACAAGCTGATGATCTTTCCCATCTTCTCTGCACCACCACCTAATCATATCTACATGTATTGCCCCTAACACTCGATGAGGGGCAACCAGCTTTATGAAGAAGACTAAATCACTTTCAGCTGCAATCCTAATCTCTTCATCTGTTTCAGATAGAGGCATTATTGTTTACTTTGATGCTCTTTTAGTAACTGTAAATGAGACTCTGTCTCTTTATCCACACCAGCTGCTATCTTGGCCTGACGCTCTCTGTCAGCCTTTGTGGGGCGGCCTTTGCCGCTATTGAAGCCACCTGTGGCTAACCACTTAGCTGCTGTAGTGCCCTTAGAACCAGCTGTCAGAGCTGTATCAACCATCGCCCCAATAGCCTTAGCCTTAAGCTTAATCTCTAATTCTTCACGCCATTTCTTAATGTGTTCAAAAACGAGAGCACTGTTACAAAGTTTCTGCCAATGATCCCAACTACCTAGCACTTCCTGTGCGAAGAGATACTCTGTAGGGTCTTCCATCTCCAAGTAGAGCTTCCGCATGGAGGTGTAATGAACGCCTTCATATTCATGGTCTTGCTCTTTAAAAGTAAAGGTAGCATCAAAGCCCTTTGTCCTTGACTCAAAGAACATAGCATGAGTAAGGTAGCGGTAGATGCTATCTTTATTGCAACGTAGTTCAATCATTTTAGTCTTATTAAACCTCCACAGTGGTTAAACCCATATCCCTGTTCATAAGTTGGGATAGAGCTCAAATGTTCACAAAATATCTTAGTGGTATTATTTAAGGGTATTTCTCCACGAATTATTCCTATAGGGTTCTCCATCCCTTGTATTTCAGGTTTATCATAGTGCTCCGTATGAGCAGAGAGGCCTCCATAGACAGTACACCCACTTAACAAAAAAATAATAAAGATTATTTTAAGCATCTGTAACATAAACAGCACTTACCATTAAGGTGCCTGCCGCAGTACAATGTACATCTGTCAGTGAAGTTGTACTCCCTGCCGTACTGTCCCAAAGATATAAAAGCATATAGTCAAGATTTTGTTGAATAAGACCACCAATCGAGGTTCCTGCGGTAATAGCTAATCCACTACCATAACCTACATTGATAGGGCTATAAGAGTTTGCTACATTTGTATTAGGGAAAGGTAATCCACTTATTCTCACAGGCCCAGAGACAGACCCCAAGGAACTCCAACCAACACGAGCCTGAACTATAATATGGTCATCCATTCTTACATATGTTCCATGAGTATTAAACATAGTGGCATTGTTTGTGCCATCAGATATTATAGGTGTCCATGCACCTGTTGAGACTAACCCATCTGGTGCAGTTGAGGCTCTTTGATACCTCAAACAACGCCAATCACCTGTAGCATATTCAACAAATTCAGCTTCATCTCCAGCAGCAGTTGTTATGTTAGCAGCTCCCGGAAGGACTAAGTCTGTAGCGTGGTGTGTAAGTACTGCTGCTGCATCGAAATGTAACCTCACAACAGTGCCAATACCCTTAGCGACGATAGAGGTGATGGCAGTTGTGCCTGTTACATCAAAGTAATTTCCATCCCCTAATGTAAGAGCTGTAGCTGAAGCTACGTCTGCACCCTTAACTTGTTTTAAGGTTTTAGATAGTGTGACATCTTCTGTTGCAGCTAGTGATGCGTTTAATGTCACAGCCCCGTCTAGTTGTGTTGTACCATCTACCTCTAAAGTGCCAGTAAGTATTGTAGTACCAGAGAAGGTTTTATCTCCTGCTACTGTTTCGTTGCCAGCGAGTCCTACCTTCTCTGTATCAAGCTCATTCAAGGCTGCTTGTACATCTGTAGCTGCAATATTACCAGCCGCTACATTAGGGATGCTTGCGGCTGTAGGAACAGTTACCGTGTCACTCCCTGCAACAATACCTACGCCGCCAATCGTGAGAGCAGTTGTATTCAATGTATTTACATTATTTACATCTTTACTATTCATATCCAATGCTTGCTGCATTGTATTAGCTTCACCTGTAGGGTTGTCCCTATAAAGCACCTTGTCATTTAGGTGTTCCTCAATAGAAGCGTTGTTCGCATTCTGAGCCGTGGCTGTCTGAAAGCCACTACCTACATCTGTTAAATCTATTTTAGCCATCTAAGCATTCTTCCATTGGTAGTAAGCATCATTGAATGTTTTTGCATTTGCATAAAGCGTCTGTAAATACCTGAGCCATAGGTCTTCCATTGAGCCTGTAGAAGATGTAACCGACTCTAGCCATGCCATAATAACATCGTTATTGGTTCCTACGTAGCTCTGTGTACGGAGATAATTGGCTATCTCTAAATATGTATCCCTACTCCCTGAGGGAGGCCCAGCTGAAATAATAATACTAAAGGGCTTCCACTTCTGGTCTGTGGTGTCAAAGAACACCATATCAATAGTGCCAGTAAGTTGGTTTGTAGTTAGCGTACCATTAGCAGCTACAGCAGTGGTATTGGCTGTAGGGTAGTAGACTTGGTCAGTATTCGCAGGCGTTCCAGTCCAGCCAAAGAATAGACTCCCTACAGTTGTTCTTGCAGAAGCTACTTCAGTTAAAGCCCACCCAGCTTTAGGACTGTAAACAATAGGAGAAGTAAAGTTTCCATCAACAGAAGTACCAACTCGTAGTTCATTCGTCCAAGAGGCAGAGTCGAAAGGTGTGCCTACTGTATCAACAGCGTAAGCAGCAACATCAGGTAGATCATAAGTGAAGTTAGGTGTTGTACCTGCAAGAGAAGGCCAGACATTTATGGAGGTAAAGCCTTCAATACTGTCAATAGCTAGACTTGTTATTGCACCTGTCTCACCACTAACTGTGAAAGCGTTATTCTGTTCTGCATCTAGTACTGGGGAATCTAGGGTGGAGATTGATGCACCCACCGCGAGTAATTCTAAGTTCTGAACAAAGCCAGTCTGTGTTCGTGCAGCAGCAGCATCTCCTGTGTTTAAGCAGTTATAGCCATAAAGGTATTGAAAATCTTTCTTTGATGTATGAAGCGTAACGGACAGTGTATCGAGTAAGGTTGTTCTACCCGAATCGCTATAAATTTTACAGTAGATAGTTCCATAAGTCCCTACTGCTTCATTTCTTTCTATTGATAGATAATACCTTACCCCTAAAGATATTCCGTAATTGTCACTGTAATTAGTGCTACTATCCCGCTCTCTTAGTCCGATAAAAGGTGAACCACTGTTTCCTTCAATACTAACATTGAAATGGTCGATATCTGCTATAGAATCAAATGTATCTATAGCGTTTGCCATCCCCCATATAGCACTCCACCCTGTACCACCGTCTGCAGACAACTCACACTCAACTTCATGAGTGAAATCACCACTAAAATAAGCAGCGCCGAAATCATCATAAACCCAAACACCCTCATCTCTACGAACATCAGCCCAATCAATCTTAGCAGCAACTACTGTTAACTCACCACTGGGGTCAGATTCGGTGTAGGTGGTATAATCTTCTGTTGCCATTATGCTACCTCATGTCCATAAGTACCAAGATAGGAAGTTCTTGCAGAACCAGTGAGCTTTCCATTGGCATCCCAATCTGTTGGAGCAGGATAGATAATACTTGTTAGCGTCTTTGGTGAACCAGCAACATCTGCATATACACCCTGAACTGCATTACCTTCTATAACTGGAGAGTTAGAGACAGAGTTATTATAAAATAACATCCCCCTACCTTTTGCATTTATAAGAGTATTACGATAGCTATAGTTGTCACTTGTAGAGCCACCTGTACTAACATTCCACCTTTCACAAGCTGCAACATTTGAAGCACTTGTTACTTCTGCAAGGTTCCAACAAGACTCTTGATGATTAGATGTACCACCGCCATTGAAAGAATAAACACCTTCACCATTAAAGGTAGCATTTATGATGCTGTTAGCTCTAACAGAGACATAAGTGTTATCAACTTTAGGGCGTAAGAAGTACCCGCCATTACCACTGTCAATAGTTATTCCATCTGCTGTGTTATGCTCAAGAACAAGGTAGTTATTTCTATAAGAGATGTGTAAAGCAACTGTTGTACCTAACCCTAACTCACAACGATTAACAGACCCATAATTTCTAGCTGTACCAGACAGACAAACTATGCAACATGGATTATCAGTGCCTGACGTCCCTTTAGTTACATTGGTAAATTTTAATCTATGGGTCATCCAACGGTCACAGCCGGGAGCAATGTTTATTGCTTTAGGGTTAGCAGCCCCTGACTTAGTACCATCATAAGTTATATCACCACCTATGAATAAATCATCTATAGCACCATTCGTCCAGAACGAAGCATCACTAACATCAAAAACTGGAGACTCACCGGGATAAGCAACATAACTACGCGGCTTAGATACATCTGAGAGGGTTGTATTGACACCACTCGTACCACTGTTAATTGTGTAAGTGCCATTTTTAAAGTGAGCTACTTCACCGCCATGCGAATTAGCATAAAGACCTAGATTAAATGTCTTGTATGGATCGCCTATAGCTCCAGTGCCTGTATCATCTGTCACTGTTGAATCTATAAACACATGCCCTGTAGATCCTACAACTAAAGCAATTGTTACACTAACAGTTGTTCCTTCCTGATCTTCAACTGTAATAACGATACTGTGAGTTCCTACTGTCGGAGCACTCCATGAAACATTACCATAAGCATCACCAACAATTTGTTCATCACCAGAAACAGTTAATGTTTCTCCTACGGAGATTCCCTTACCTGCGCTCGTTGCATCAATTGTATATTTAAACGGCCATGCCCCGCCTTGGCATTTAACAGGTATTTCCCAGGCTAGTGAAGTAACCCCATCATTGTAAGCATTACGACAGTAAGCGTCTGAATTTGTTTCTGTATCAGGGCGAGGGTAGGTAAGGAGTAGGGGGAACTTTGCTGGTATGTAATTAGCTAAATCCAACTGCCAAGCAGCGGAAGTTCCAGTACCTAAAATAGCTGTAGCGTTAGTGGATATTTTACTCTCTGCTTGAGCAGAGCCATCTGTATAAGAGATTGTACAGTTAGGAACCTTGCCTACATCAGCGGTGAGGCAAGTATAGGTTGCCCCTGCTGCTGGGCCTGCTGCTGCTCCACCATCCATTGTCCACAGATAAGAGAAAGTGCCAAGTGTATCTGCATCTGTAAGGTTATTATTTACAGTGAGTATTTCATCTTCTTCTGGGGTGCCAGACAACCAAACAGAACCAGCGGGCCGACTATTAAGCGGGCTACCATCATCTCTGCCCTTATAGGGAACATCAGGCTGTATAGGCCAACCAGAAATGTCTACGTCTACGGGTGTTGTCATTCTTATTCCTTGATTAAATTTGTTGCTACGCTCTCGCAGCTGTCAGAAGGTATTACTCTTCTTTAGGTTCTCTGTAGCTGTGATAACTTGTAGATTAATTTCTGTATGAAGTCCACAAACCTTATTATTTTTCAAAGGGACTATATGGTCTACGTGCCATTCAACCCCTGTTAACCTCCCTCTGTCTTGAGCTAGCTGGTATATCTCTTTAATGAAGAAGTTGTTATTCCACTTAGGAGTCGCTGATAATTTATTAGCTCGGTATCTCGCCTTGTTAGCTCGAGCTATTGCTCTATTCTTTAACTTCCAGCTTCGCTTCCGTTGAGTTTCTTTCTCTTTGTTCAGTTCCCTGTATTGTTTCTCTCTAGCTCTTTTTACGTCAAGGTTAGGCTTATAATAACTTAGGCTTATTTTTGAGCAATTCTTACAACAGGTCTGTAATCTGTCCTTAGTTGTTTGATGTTTATAAAACTCCGTGCTTTCTTTTATAACATCACAACTCTTACATCTCTTCATACTTAACCCCGCATAGGTTAATTGAGGTACTCAGGGTGCGGCCCTTTCCCTCATAAACTGTGTCTAGACTCTCCTAGACTTGTCACCCCATACAATCTCTTCAATGCTGTACCGTGAGGTTCTGGTTGTTCTTTGGAGCCACTGGAAGGGATCAAACCCTCGACATCCTCTTTACAAGAGAGGCGCTCTATCAGCTGAGCTACAATGGCAATATATCTATAGCCGTTTTGTTATAGAACGGCCTACTATGTGGAGCCAATAAACTATTAGGCTTGCTGCCTCAGGGCATACCTCCGCCCTTTGTTCCATACCTTCTTCTCAGCTGCATCCATCCAAGCAGGGTACTTACAGACCTTCCCTCTATATTTAAACCAATCTGCAATTCCAGCTGAATAAGCTAACTCTAGCATTTCTCTTCCTCTTTAAGGGCCGCCTCTTCACGGCGCATAGCTCTGGCTAGAGGACTATTATCAATATATATCTCTCCATATATTAATTCATATTGTTCTCTATAAGCTTTATTAGGAGGGGAACTAATAAGTCTATCTCCTGTTATACAGTTTACATCTACCATTTATATGTGCTCTTATTACTAATATGCTTATATTTATATATAGTCATCCAAAAAAGACGTTTTTGTGACAAAATAAATGCAATTAAATTGAAGGAAACTGCTAAGGTGTTGATAAGTCTCGATAAGTATTTTTCTTCCATTTGTTATTAGTTAATTTTTATGAGATAATATTCAGGGAGGCATTCTACCTCTTCAAAGAGATCACCTATTTTTTGTAAGATAATATGAGGGTCTAATGCACTATACTCTCCGACCCCCTTCCCCCCTACTGCCCCCCTAATATAATAATATTCTAATAAGCTTTTAGTAGCTTCCTTGGCATGATAATTGCTTGCAGCTCCATGCAACTTCCGTGCCAAGTTTACAAGTGGTTAATAATTGATCATTAGTCAACTTAGGTGGAATGTTCTCTAAATGTTCTCTCACTTCTTATACATGCACCATAATAGTGCATAACATATTGATAGGCTTAATGAGAATGGTTCTCATTTGTATCTAGCCTCTTCCTTTCTACATGGCACAATAAATGCACTAGCAATATACGTGCCAACATGCCTCAGAAGATCCCTAAGCTGCATACAGACCTAGCCAATACCACAGCAAGGGGAGCTACTATCACGCCTTACAAGGTATCTCCTTGCCTCGCTGTCTCCCTTCCTTATAGGCAATAATATATAATGTATATCTCATTTAGATATATGCTTATCATTAACAATTACTATACAATGGGTTTAATCCTGCTAAGCTCTGTCCATCGTTAATTGAGAAGGTTAATTAAATTAGATTTGACATACAGAATTAAATGAATTAAGCTTTAAACAGTCGGCCATTACTACTCATTAAACGCCGGGATATAAATACAATTAAAGGGTTATACTTGTGGGCGTTGGCTAGTGGTTGGATACCGCTAGGCTTAACTAGGCAAAGGGCCAAACCTTATGGAATGGCTGGGAGCTTGGCGGTAGCAACACAGGGATACTGAAAGCGGGTACGGATACGCCGGTAGGTCAGGGGATTATATTGCGAGTGTTGACCCTGTATGATAGCGACATAGAGAGGTTTTGCTCTATGCCCTAATCTATAAATAATATATCCCCGTTCGTTAGGGGTTTGGCAACCTCGACTGATATAGTAAGGCTTTATCAGCTTAACAGCAGATAAAACCAAGCCGTATGACAGGGCGAACGGATGCATACATAGAATAACCAAGCGTAAGCCTACAGTATATGTGGGCTTATCATTGTCTATTCACAAAGGAGAAAATGTTATGAATATTACAACAAAGAACTTCGGAACTACACTGTCTGGTATGCTTCGCAGCGCCAAGAGCCAACGTGAAAAGGTGCAAGCCTTGATTGTCTTTGGGTTGGTACACTACGCCGACACTAAAGATGCTGGGTATTTATCCCGTGTCCTCAATGGCTGCATTGGCATCAAGAGTATGCCCACCGTCACCATTAAGAATTATATCAAGGCTCATGCTAATGTGGTGTGGGGTAAGACTACAGATGGTACGTATGTATTCAAAAAGGATGGAAAGGATGCCGTGGTCGAGCTGCCATCAGCCACATGGTTTAATTGGGAAGGGGCTGGGCATAACAACGTGAAGGCTGATGTTGATGCTCTCGGTCAAGCTAAGGCATTGCTAGGCCGCATCAAGAAAGGGCTTGCTGATCATAAGGTGAAGGATAGGGACGAGGCCAAGCGTATTGAAGCTGCCTTGGCTACAATCACAGCTTAATTAGCTACACTTCAGCATAACGGCCCTTGTCAGAGATGGCAGGGGCCGTTGTTGTGTCTGGTGTTAACATACAAGAGAGGGGGTCTAATGAATGACGTACGTTTAAGGATAGCTCTTTGGCTATTAAGCCTCAATACTTATAAGGTTGCAACTAACGCTCGGTTGTTTGAAGAGAGGGTAGAGCAGCTTAAGAAAATGAGGCAGTGTATTTAATACAGTTTATGGCGTGAAGCTATAGCCACGTCCTAATAAGGGGGCGTGGCTTTGTTGTGTTTAATGTGAGGAGAATACTATGAATTATTTTAGGGTAGGTTTTGCGTTGTTTTGGTTAGGGTTGGGGATTGCTTGGATGTTTTGGGGGGATGAACCCGGCACTGGTGTGGGTTGTTTTATAATGAGCTACCTTATATCAAAAGAAGATTAAGCTCTGCTTTGTTCCTTCGACCGTAGGGAGAAGGGACTACTATCATCAATCAAGGAGCGCACACCATGACAGCACACATCCTAGTAAATAGAATACGCACACCAGATGGCACTGTCCTCACAAGCCACTCAAGGCACGATTTTATAGAATATACAGATAAGAATGGCGAGGTGTACATGGTGGATGGGGGGAATGCCTATCTCCGTAGGAACGTCTGTAAAGAAGCCTATTCTGAGCTTACAGTGTATTCTGATACCCCACATGAGGAGAAGAGAGAAGCTTTCTCTTGGGAGACGTATGGCATAGACGGGAAGCAACCATTCAAGCGTGTCCTCCTCAAAGAGATGACAACAGACCACATTGAGGCCATATTAGCCACACAACATCACATCCCTGAGCACGTCAGAGAGATGTTTGAGGATGAATTGAAGGGTAGGGGTAGGGGATAGAGAGAAAACGTCTTACAGAGGCTCTCAGGCTATCTGAGGGGCATATAGGAGGGGGACACCATGCTAGATGTATTAGCTACTATCACCGACGGCCTATTAGTGGTCTTCATTCTGCTCTATTTGGTGCTCTCTTGTATGAGCTTTAATGAATGGCTGAGGAAGAGAGGGTTTTAGTTTTATTAATGTAAGCAAAGGAGAAAAGGAGGGAAATATAATGACACCAGCAGAAAAGTTAGGGTATAAGGTTGGAATGAGGTTTAAGGTTACGAATAAAGTTACCTTTAGTCTTAACTCAATTATAGAGTTAAGTAGAGACGATGGATCAGATGCTCCGTTGTTCGACCTAGTGGAAGGTTCTTGTTCCTATGGTCTAGGGGTTAATACAGAGAAAGGGGCTTACCTGTCTTTGACATGCATTGAACCAATAGCGGAAGCTACGGGGCATAAGTTTAAGGTGAGGGACGTGGTGAGACTTAGGGGAGACTCCCAGTATAGCGGGCAATCTGAAGGAACTGATGGGGAAGCTTTTAGCCTTAAGGGTTACAGTTCAGATAGTGATTACACTTGTAAGGTACGGTGGGGTAGTGGTAATGAAAATTCCTACCGTGATAAAGATTTAGATTTAATAACAGAGGAGGAGGAAATAAGTATGGACGAAGAGTTCAAAGCAGGAGATTTAATTAGTAAGAAAAGTGGGAAGCCCTTTAAGAGTGGGACTTATGTCGCCGAGGTGGACTATGTCCATTCAGACGGGAAGCTCTCTCTTCTAGGCACTACCACCAAGATACACCCTGAGAAGGTTTATATTGTAACAACAACAGCAGCACCGGCACCTATGTCAGCACCGCCAGCGGCAATTCCGCCAATGGCTCCAATTAAAAAGGAAACTACTATCATGTCACAAATTACAATCAAGCAACAAACTCTTATCAACGGCGTAGTGTCAGATAGCTATGATGACGACCATCTGTTCAGTATGATTGCTTCTCGTGAAGCTGAGATTGCCCAGCTGGATAAGATTGACAACAAACCACAAACCTTGCTGGATAAGATGAAGGATATGGGCGTAGAGGTAGCTAGCCTAGTTGCTTTCATCGACGACCGGACAGCTGCAAAGAAAGGCTAAGCTGCAAACAACAGCTTAGGTATATAAACTTAAGGGGCAGGGGAGGGAACTCTTCTGCCCCTTAATAATATTCTAGGAGATTCTATTATGGCTGAAGCAATCGATGATTTAGTATATGGGATAGGAGTAAGTTTTCTTCTCTTTTATGTTTTTGTGTGGTTGTTTTAAATATAATGTCTGTAAATTAATCTGAGTTTGTTACAAGGAGATAAAAATGAATGAAATATACACATCTGAAATGGCAGGTTGGCTTGGTGTTACTCTTGCTATTGGTTGGGCAGCTCTCAACATACTTGGTTGTGTTTGGGATTGGACTTGGGCTTGGATTGATGATTCAAGGGATAAAGCAACGAATCCTTTCATAAGAGGTGTTGCTAAGATTATGGGCTATAAGTATCGAGGGCGTGGTTATAGTAATGCGTTTTACCACGACAAAGATGATGTTGCCTCAGATGGTGCGGTGATGTTCTTTTTACCTGCGGTTCTCTTAATCTTCATTCCATTTGCGGTTCTTATGTATGAGATTACTTTAGCTGTTGTGTCAGCTATAGCCTTAGCTCACCTAGCCCGCTATGCTCGACGACATAAGAAAGTGTTCGATAAACACGTAGAAGATAAGGACGCACACCAATAAGCTATGCTTCCTGAGCGCAGCGAAGGGGTGGACGAGCTTGCTCGGACACCTACTATCACCCACTCACACGCCCCCAAAGGAGGCCTTATGCCTAGAGAAAGAGAATGGGCCACAGCATTACAGGACAGAGAGAAGGCCATTGAGAGGAACAGGAGAAGGTTTCAAGGTCTTCCTGAGTCTGAGTCACAAGTCAGGCCGAGGGTTTATGCGAGGGACATGTCTGATCTTAGCTCGCTTCGAGACGGATACTTTGGAATCTCTGATGAAATCTCATCAAGAATAAGAGGGATTGGTTCAGAAACGGGTCGCTGTCGTTCCTCTTTAATTATAATAGACGATGTAGGAGAAAATGTTATGCCAGAATTTAAGGTGGGGGATAAGGTTAGAGTTAGGGCGGAGGTAGAAACACCTCGGTATGGGTGGGGGCCAGTTACT